TTAAACTCATTAGTAAAAGAACCTCTTTTTGTGTCTTAACAACTGCCATTTTTACTCTATTTTTTTGTTAATCGCTTTCTTTATCAACTCAATTAACGTTTCATTTTTAAACAGGAATAGTGCACCACCAATTACAACTAATGAACCTATAAAGCTAATTGATGGCTCTGGGTTTGTAGCATCTTTTACTGCCAAACCCCAAAAAATTAAACCTAAAATGTTTGTAATTATGTTTTTCATATTTTATAAACTTAAAATTTTCTGCAAAATAGGATAATAAGAATCTCCTAATTGTTGCATTCCTCCTGTATTTAAGTGGGTAGGGTCTATTGCCTTTGTAGCTGTAACACTTGGAAATCTTGACGATAAAGCAACTTGTTCAGTATTGAATCCATTTACTAAATCAACAAATGCATAACCTGGATTTACAAAACAAAAAGAATTATAATTACTATCATTTTCAAAAGTTTCAAATACTTTTTTTGCAAATTCTAGTCTACCAACTTGAACCCCTAAAATTCTATTTGAATTTAACCCTCCACTTAATGAAGACGTTGTCTCTAATCCTACAATTACATAAGCATTTGGATATTCTAAATGAAACTTATCTATAAATGTTTTAAAATTATTTATCTCCAAAGTTAAATCAGCTATATCGTAAAAATCTGCGTTTTCGTTCCAAGAAAACTGCATTGGTATAATAAATTTAGTTAATGCATTTGTTAAATCTAAATCAGATTCATAGCTAAATTTTTGTAAATAATAACTTATATCAACTTCATTTGTTGAAGGATTCCAAAAAGGATTTCTATTAATAGTCTCAACAGTTGTATATGTAATTGTATTAAAATTACTCGTTCCGCTTGTTTTTGTTAAAGTTCCATTAGCAGGAGGTGTATTTGAGTGACTTTCTGGAATCAATCTAATTAAACCATTACCACTTCCATCTACTTTTCTACCGTCAAAAGAGTAAACATTTGAATTAGTATCTGTGTATTTTGCAGCTCCAAAACCATCACTTGTATTGTCATTTAAAAAAGAAGTTACACCACTTAATAAAAATGCATTCCCACGACTAACTAAAAATGAATTTCCTAAAGTTCCCCCTGTTTGACTTTCGGAATGACTACTATTTAAAGCATTCTTTAAGCCAATCATATTAATAGTTAATCCATCTGCTACTCCTTTTTCATTAAAAGCTTTTTGCCAAACAGATATATCTGTAAATGAATCTCCAAGTGTTAAAACATTAAGAGTTCCGCTTGTTGCTTTTGTTAAAATTTCAAAATCCACAAGAACCCTTGAGGTGCAAAATCTATCATTTAACACTCGTAAACTATTTACTATATTTCCATTTGATTGAGGAGTTAAATTAAACTGTCTTGGATAAGCTAAAGAATTACTATTATTAAACCCAACTAATTCCATTTGGTAATTAGTAACAGGATTTGCAAGTAATGTGTTTATTTTATAAATATTAGAAATATCATTTTTTAATAAATATATTTTTTTTGGTAAAACTATTTCAACTCTACTCTCTCTTATTGGGTTAAATAAATAGCCTTCATAGTTTGATTTAGTAGCACTATATTCAATTTGTAAGTACTCGCCATTCTCCATTAATCTTTTTCTAGTTTTGATAGCAAAATAAGCGTCTTCTCCAGTGTTATTAACAACAGTTTCACTTCCATTATCATTGTTTGAAGAGAAATTCCCCTGTTGTAAAATAGTACGGCTATCATTAATTATCCAATAACCGCACTGAAATAATTTAAAATTACTAATAGTAACACTTTCATTATTTGCAATGGGAATTATTTTTGGAGTATTATAAAAATCCGTATTACTTTTTACTACACTTAATTGAGTGCCTATATTTGTTAATTGTTTACCAAATTCAATATCTAAAGGGTTAATTTTATTTACACGAATAGTGTCATCTTTTTCTAAAAAATCACTTGTGAAATGATTTATTAAAACAGTATTTTTAACAGTAACTAAAGATAAATCTAGATACTCAACAATACCGCTTAATTCGTAAAAGTTAACCAAATCCATAAAAATAAAACCAGTTATGGAACTGCCTCCAAAACTTGATATAAGTAAATACTGCCCATCAATAGCAGCACTAGAGCTAGACATTCTTGCGACTTCAACAGCAGTATTATTACCATCTTTTTCAAAAATTCTTATAGTTTTAAAACCTGTATTTCTGTTTGCGATTTGATTTATATAATATTTTTTTGATAAATCTAATCCTATTAAATAAAGGCTTGTAATCCTTTTATTAATATCCTCATTACTTGTCCATTGTGTATTTACAGATTTAGTCTTTAATATTTCTGAATCTGTATAATCTTTAGAATCTTGTATTTCTGTAAAAGCTTCAAAAATTGTTGAAACTGAATTAAATTCAACCTGTCTACTATTAGATTGCCATGTTGATTGATTACCCAATACCGAAGTTCTAAAGTACCCATCTACGGGAGCTGTTGATGTTGCTGTTGATGTTGATGAATTAAACGATAAATCTTCGTTTAAAAACACATTATTTGAAGATCCAATAGTCCAATTTACAGATAATACATCATTTACTTTTACTGCTATATAACCACTTAATGCAAGTGAACTATTTGAACCTGTAGTTCCATCTGGATTAAAGAAAAATCCGTTTTTTACATTTTCATCATTAGGATTTAGTAAATTTTTGCCTAAAGATTTATTTGTTTTAGCAGATTGTAATTTTATAACCTCTTTTTGTCTTGCAGTTTCTTCGGCATCAATTAAAGGATTAAACTTATCAAAAGTACTTTTTTGAGTTGATGGATTTACGTTATCAGTTGCATTAAAAGCACCTGTGTTTACACTTGTTTTGTCTAGTTTTAAGGCTAAAGCAGTAGCTTGTAGTGTGCTTACTGGCTTGCTTGCGTCGCTTGTATTATCTACATTACCTAAACCAACCATTGCCTTGGTAATACCTCCAACTGTGCCAGTAAATGTTGGGTTTGCTATGTTTGCTTTTAAAACATCTGCATTTTCTCTGCTGGTTGCCTCTGCATCTATGTTATTCTGCAAGGCTGTATCTGCGTTTGACCTAGCTAAAGCCTCCGCAATAGCTACGTCATCATTTGTGTTAATTGTTGAAGTAATTATATTAATATCTGATGCCATTATTTTATTTGCATCAGGTACACTTTTTACTTGTGTGTCAACCTTTGTAACTATTCCTGCTATCTTAGCCATATTATATTTCGTATTGTAAAAGTTCTTGTAAATTATGTTGTATTGAAAACGTCGATAAATCAGTTAAAAATGGCGCTGTATTTTCTTCTTTAGTATCGTAACTAAAATTATAACCATTAAAATCTGCTCTATTCGTTCCCGTTGTTTTTGTGAATTTTCCTTGCATACCTGTAAATAATCCTAACATTCTTAAATTATTATTATTGTCTTTTAATATAAACCGAAAATCAATATTTGCTAAGTTTTTAAATATATCAGTATCTAATATTTTGTTAATTTGAAAGCCTAATTTTTGCTCGTAAAATTCGCTTACGTCCTCATCAAATGAAATATTATTTGTACCAATAGAGTAAATAGTAGTTGCAGGAAATACCGTTAAATAATTATTTACGACTGTTATTTGACTTTGAGTATATTTTACAAATGGTAATATGTAAATTAACTCAGAACCTCCTTGACTGTTATCGCATTCTCTTGCTCTCGAATAATCCATTAAAATCTCCAACCATTATTAACGTGAATAGTAATAGGCTTTATACCTGTTTGCTCTGTTGTGTACTCGTCTAGTGGGTTATCAGCAATCCACGCATAAAAATTAGTAACGTAAATTTGTGCCATTGATGCGTATCTGTCCGCTATACCTTCGACTTCTTTATTAGTTGCAATTTGTATATCTTTAGGATTGTTTTTAAACATTCCTGCGTTATTTAAAGTATATGGGCTGACCGCTACAAAATTAGAAACAGATTGATATTTTGTGATGGGCTTAATATATTCGTTTACCAAAGTCAGGTATAAACCAGATAACGTGTTATTTTTCACGTCTAAAACTATTTTATTGTACAATAAACTACCAAGTAGAGGCTTAATTGTAATAATTTGAGTATCTGATATATACATATTGTATTTATCAACATCAACATTACCACCTACAATTGTCGAGATTGTTATTTCTTCCGGACTTGCAAATAAAACTTCTTCCATTATTTTCTAGGTTTTAAAAATCCCTCGTTTGTCATATTTCTTGGCTCAATACTAACTAAAGTATCATTTGTTTCTAATCTAAAACCTCTACGTCTTGCTTCGCTTGTACTAATTATTTGCGCTAAAGGACTGTTTGGGTCAACATTTTTTCCTTTCTTTAAATAGATTACTCTATTAAATTTGTGATGACAATTACCTCCACCTTTATAAAGCCATATAGAATATGTATTAACACCATTAGGACCCCACCCCTCATTTACTACTTTGTTTTCTAACTGTATAATATCCTCTTTTCTATAAACCTTATTAGCTGACATCATTGCTTTACAAAAACTGCGTTCGGGTGTCTTATTACCTACGTATCTATAACGAACTATAAAATCTTCACCATCTTGACTACTCTTTGCGTTTGGTCTTGCCGTTCCCGTGCTAACAAATTGTAAACTATCTTCTTCGTTGTAATCTACTTCAATCTCATCAAGAATATTATAGCTTTCTAAATCCTCATCTTCGCCAAGTTCTAAGAAATTGTCTAAATCAGTTTTTTTTTTTACTAAAGAAACTTCGTTAGTTGTTTCAATTTCGTTGCCACTTTTTATAGCTTCTTCATCTTCGCCCTCAATCTCTGTTAATGGTCTAAAATATAAATCATAACTTAGACCAAAATATTTTAGTATTTCAAAAATAGAATCTAAAATAAAATCTTGCTTTGGTGCAATTACTCTTTTCATTAATTGCTTCTCCATCATATCCATTTCGTCAGCAACAGAAGCAAATCCACTAGACGAACCTAAACCCACTAAAGCCGGAGACATGCATTTATGTCCAGATAGTATTTTATTTGAAGCCTCAGCACCTAAAAATTCCCATTGCTTATGAGCAGTATTATTCTCTACGTTTACAATAGTTGTATCTTCTGAATCTTGTCTTTTAAAGTTAAAGGCTTGTTTATTTGCGTTGCTAGAACCTCCTAATTTACCTTGTGTGTCTGCAATATATTTATCTTTCTCAGAATCTGACCAATGAGCAGAGTTTGGAATGTTTACAATACTACCAAATGACAAACCATTAACAATATGCGAAAAGTAATAATTACTTAGTTCTTCTTCAATTCCGGCATATTGCAAACAAGCGTCATAGTCTGGATTAGCAAAATATTCTTGTCCTATTTGATAGGGCATACCCACGTAAATCTCAGGCTTTTCAAAACCAAAATCTTCAGCAAAACCAAAAGCAGGATATTCGACAGGTTTAAATTTTGCTTGATATTGCTTAGTCCAGTCTGCGGAATACCAATAAGAACGAACAACCCCGTCGTCATCTTCTACGCTTGGAATTACATTTGATTTTGATATGTGTTCTAATTTAGCTAGTTTTTTGCGATCGCTTTTTTGTCTATGTATAACGATAGATAATTCTCCTAATATTTGGTAATCAATTACGACAGCCTTAACTTCTTTGAACGTCATTAATTCAGAAAAGGCTTGTAAAAGCAAACCATCTTCTTCTTCATCGTGAATTGATAAACCACGCCCATAAGCTAAGTCTGCATAAGCGTTATTGACTGCTTTGTTCGTAGTACTTCCGTTATATCTATCAATAATGTATTTGTAATTCTCATTATTACGCCCATTCATAACCCAATTACGAGAGGTGTTTTCTCTTATAGGCTGTTTGGTGTACTTGTTAAAACCTACAAATCTAATATCTGAATTATCGTATTTAAGCATAAATGTATTTGTCTTTTGTAATCTTATAATCTTGTATCGTTTGTTCGGTAAAGAACAACTTACAGCGATAAGTTACTATGTTGTTTTCTGTTAACTTTAAAGTAAACCGCTCTCCTTCTAAGCCTGTTAAATCAAACACAAGCGACATCACACCATAAGCAATGGTATAAGTAGGTGTTAAGGTTAAGACCACGCTTGAAGCCTCGTTTGTAAACTTTGCGCTTAAAACGTTTGTAGGGTAGAATCTAGGCTCAATCTTGATAGTGTGTGCCGTTAAACTCGGTTTTAATACTTTCATTACTATTATAACTAAAAAAGTGTAATTTTGTTACTAATTTGTAATATATTTGTAAAAACAAAATAAAATGACTAAAGAAGAAAGAAAGGAATATAATAAACAATATTATTTAGCAAATAAAGAAAAAGCAAAACAATATAGTTTAGATAATAAAAAGGAAAAAAAGGAATATAATAAACAACATTATTTAGATAATAAAGAAAAGAGAAAAGAACAGCAACGACAATATTATTTAGATAATAAAGAAAAGGTAAAAGAACAGCATAAACAATATTATTTAGGTAATAAAGAAAAGAGAAAAGAATATAATTTAGATAATAAAGAAAAGTAAAAAGAAAAGGGGAAGCAATATTATTTAGATAATAAAGAATATAAAAAAGAAAAATCAAAACAATATTATTTAGATAATAAAAAGGAAATAAAAGAATATATTAAACAATATAATTTAGATAATAAAAAGGAAAGAAAAGAATATCACAAACAATATCGTTTAGGTAATAAAGAAAAGGCAAATGAATATGCTAAAAATAGAAGAAAAACCGACCCAATTTTTAGAATGATTTCAAATATAAGAGCTTCAATTAGAGGTACATTAACAAAAAAAGGATACACTAAGAAAACAAATACTTATAAAATATTAGGCTGTGAATATGATTTCTTTAGTAGTTATTTAGGCTTACAAAATTATAATGAAGATTCACATTTAGACCACGTAATCCCTGTATCTTTAGCAGATACAGAAGAAGAAGTTATTTTACTAAATCACTACTCTAATTTTCAGTTATTACCATCAATAGAAAACATTGTAAAAGGTAATCGTTTTGTTAAAATAGAAAATTATATGCGTGTTTTACATAACCACCCAAACCCTAATAAATTAAAACAAATTGTAAATCGTTCAGATATAAATATAATGTAAATAAAAAACCCTATAAATTTAATTATAGGGTTTTAAATCAATAAATGTTAATCTTAAATTATGCAACAATTCCTAAAAATGCTGTAACTGTTGATGCGTCTAAACTTGGAGAGAATCCCTTTTGCTCAGCCACTAAGGTAACATTGTACCCGTTGAAGTCTGCTTTTGCACCACCCGTTACAAGTTCCGCTGTTGAAGTAACGTTAAACGATTTAATTGCAACCCAACGATACTGGTCGTTAGAATCTTTGTAAACAGCCGAATTTTGACCCTCTAAAAGTTTTTCCAACTCTACGTTTGTTGCAGAATTAACTTGTTTTAATTGAGCCACTAAAGTAACTGTATTTACTTTGTTACCTGTTTTTTTGTCAGCTAAATTAGATTCTGTTAACGTGTTTCCATCGCCTTGAATCTCATATTTGTAAGCCGCTGTTAAACCAGCGCTCTTTGCGGTAGCTACATTTGCTGAAACGGTAAAAGCATCAGCAAGATAGTTAAAGAAATAAATCTC